ATAACCTTGCATTGCTTCTGCTTTTGATTGTGAAACTCCACTCTTGTATATAAATACAAACAATTCATCAATTAATCGATTTGAATGAATCTTCACTAATTTTTCTCTTGTATATTCTTCCATTTTAGCTATCACCAATGGACGAGTTTTTAATGTGGTTGAAAAACCAGGCACCATATTTCTATCTTGTGCTCTATACTTATTGTTTATCTGATGTTCAACATCAACCACTTGTAAATCTTTTGATTGATAAAATAAATTCTTATATCCTCTATCTATGATGGTTTGAATTGTAGCCCAACCAATGTTGTTATTTTCAACTACAAGTAAAGCATCATTGTATTTTGTTGCAACTTCAATTAAGAAGTTTCCATAATCTGTTGTTGACAATTGTCCTTTATATTCTGCAACTTGTTCCATATCTGAAACTTCAAACACTTGACAAGCTGAAAAATCGCTACCATCACCACGAGCTACATCAGCAACCACTATATATTCTTTTGTATAATCAGGTTGTCTAAATACCCAAAAACCTCTGTCTGCTCCTAACTCCTCAATTGGAGCTTCAATTAATTCATCTTTATACCATTGTAAAATCTGTGGGTCGACTACTGATTGTCCACTTGATAAAAAGTCCGTATCACATTCTTGAGCTGCTTGTGAAGGCCCTAAAATCTTATCTTGTTCTTTTCTCCAAACTTCATCCCTTTCAGGATGGTCTGTCCAATGTAATCTAATGGTATGAAATTCATTTGTACCCTCTTCAGCACCTAACCATTGTTTATGAAACCAATTACCCACACCATTAGGTGTTGATAAAGCAATACAACCACCACCAGTTGATAGTGTTTGTTGTGCAGCTGTCCATATGGTATCAATTTTGTCAATAAACGCCGCCTCATCAATTATCAATAATGATAATGCTTCTGAACGACCAGCTGATTCATTGGATGCAATTGCTTTTATTTGTGAACCATTTTTAAATCTTAATGATAATTTATTTATCTCCTCTGTTCCAGTCTTTAACCATTGAGGTAATCCCTCATACATTACCCTAACCTTTGTAACAAGGTTTTTAGCAGTTTCCTTACCAGTAGCGATAACAAGAATATTTTTATCATTGTGAAATAACATCAACCACAAAGAGTATCCAGCTGACAAAGTTGAAATACCTAATTGTCTTGCTTTTAAAATTATATTATAACGATTGTCTTTAAATTCTGTTAAACATTTTTCTTGAAAGGGATATAAATCAAATTTAACTTTACCTTTCGTAGGATGTTGAATAGTACAATACTTTCTCATAAAATGTACTGGGTCTGACGCACATTTTAAATACTCTCTTTGTATTGCTTGTTTTAAATCACTCATTTTATCTGTCCTGCTAAATACACAGAACCACTTGTTATTATTATCCCACCAAAAAACCAAAGATATTTATTTTCATGCCATTTTGGTTTTACTAATTTAATCATTTCTTCTGACATTTCTAATTGTTTTTTATAATCATTGATTAATTCTTGATTTAATCTTTCTTGTTCAATGTATGTTTGAATCTGTGAATTTAAATTAACTTCGATTTCTTTATATTTTTCTACATCAAATTGAAGTTCTTTAATATTGTTTGTAATATTTAAAACTTCTTCTTCTGAAAAACAAGTTCCGTCACAAGGTTCTTGAGAAACAAAAAAACTAAAAAATAATATAAATAAAAATTTATACATTAATAACTTCCACCACCTCTAAGTGGTCTTTGATTGTTATTAGTCATTCCTCTATTTGTTGTTCTTGTCACTCGTGTTTGTTGTGTTGTTTCACCCATAGCACCCATAACATTAACAACAACTGAACCATCAGGTGTCCCAACACCCTCCATTGTGTGTTCTGTCATAATAGTTCCATCTTGATGTTCATGTAAATTAGCCCCTATTGGAACAAGTTGATTATTATCAGATCTACGATATCGTGGAGTTGATGGTGCTTGAAACAATCTTACAACAGGATTATTGTTTTGTGTTTGTGTTTGTGTTTGTGTGTTTATTGATTCAACTTCCTGTCTATCACCTTCTATTCCACCACCTACAGTAGTGAAAAGTGAATCACCGATTTTTATAACTCTACCATTATATGGTTCTTTTGAACCAATAATTCTATATAAATGTCCAGGCTCGTGTGGCATTACTTTTTCTCCTTACTAAAATTTTTTAAAAAGTCTTCTGCTTCTTTTTTAGCGACTTTTTTCTTTTTGTATTTTTTATTTTTAATTGTATTTAAATTTTTCTTTTTGCTTTCAAGAGACTTTTTTGTTTCTCTTTTTTTCTTTTCTGTTTTCTTGATTGATTTTTTGGTTTCTTTGATTTTTTTATTCAATCCACCTAATCGTTCTTTCTTTCGTCCAGCACTTTTACCACTCAAGAAAGCAAAAAGAATCCCTCCACATAACACAAAAAATCCAATTACATATTTTTTGATTTTGCTAAACATAACTACTTACCGAAAGGTAATTTATCCCAAACAGGTTTAATTACTGCATCGAATATAATATCGTCTTTTTTACTTGGTGATAATTTTACGATTTTTTCTAATGTATAAAATCCTAACATTACCCATTCCCAATTTGCTAATAGCCATTCTGTCATTTTGATTCTCCTATGATTTGTTTTTGTTTATTGTTAACGACACCTCACCATTTGCAATAGCATTAGCTATCGTTTCATCAAATGGATTTTGCTCTCTTTCTTTTGTAATCTCATCTACCCATTGAATCATTTCTTTTTCAAGGGCTATCATATTTTTTAAATCTTTTAATCTTCTATAAGCAAACCATCTTATTGGTTTATCAGCTTTTAAATCTATTTCATAATCCATTTGACAATAATAACATCTACCATCAGCTTTCCAAACATCTCTGTCCCACGGTTTTGCTATTTTTGGACTACAATTTTTTTTACAATCTTTACATTGGTGATTAAACATACCCCTAGCCGGCATACTACCACCTTTTTTTACTTGATAACCATCTTTCTGTTCCCACTCGTATCCTTCACTATCTGTCCATTTATCACCGACTTTACGATATTCTTCTATTGGTGAATATCCAGATTGTATTTTTCCACCATAAGTCCCATCCAACATAGATTGAACTTTTGCTAAATTTTTACTTTGTTTTCCCATAATACCTCTTAATCTTGTATATATAAATATCTAAAAATAAATTAAACCTGTGATTTGATTAACTGGAGCAAATGCACCTGTAAATTTATATGTTTTTCCTTTATACTTAAACACCAATCCTTCACTTGGAACAATGGCTTTCGTTCCACCAATTGCATTTAATCTATCTAATTGTGTTCTTAATCTACTTAATTTTTTCAAATCACCACCACTTTGAACTGTCTTGATAGCTTTATCTAAATTCTTAACCATATTACGAACTGATTTTTTTGGATTAGCTGATATGAATCCTTTTACATTTTTCAATATCTCAGCTCCTACTTCAAAGAACAATATTTCAAATGGCCTCATGTTTTCTTTAACTTGTTTAGCGTGGTTTTTTTTATCAAATTCTAATATTGATTCTAAAACTTTCTCATCAAAGAAATCAGTCATTTTCATATCATTTTTTATATCAGCGACTGAATATGATTTATCAAAGAATGCCCACCTTTTAGTTAATCCTTCTACAACTTTTCCACTTAATTTTCTTGGATAATTATTTGCTATAAATTGTTCCCACCAATGTTGATGATATAAAGCAAGTGTGTCGTTATCTTTAAGTCCGTATCTAGCTTTTAATTTATTTAATCTTCCTAAAAACTTACCTTTCATTTTACCAAAGTCTTGATGTTTTGGAACATTTAAAAACACAGGTTTACCAATTGAATATTTTTTTTGTATGTTTTGGTTTCTTTGTTTAATCATACCTGCAAGTATTCTACCACTACCAGAAACTTCACCTTTTACATTTCCTTTATCATCATATTTCAATGCTCCATGAAATATCAATTGTGTAACATCGTAATCAATCACATTAGCAGATGCTGGATACATAACTTCTAAATTCATAAAATTATATCCATTGTTGAATATTTTATCTCTTTGTTTATCTGAAAGAGATTTAATGGCTTTTTCTAAATCATTCATCGCGTATACAAAGGCATTTCTAATAGCTCCTCTACCTTTAAACTTACTAGCTATTCCTTTTTTATCCAATGCGGTTTTTCCACCATTTTTGATATGTCCTTTGTTTCTAGCTGCAATAAGTTTACCATTTTTAAAACTAATCATAATGTTCTGACCATCAAGTTTTTCAGTAACATTATCTTCTCTACTTAGATTTCCACCTAATCCTAATTCAATTATTTTTTTCAAATCACCAAATGTTAATTCTTTGTCGTCAAATGGATGTGCCATATGTCCATATGCACCACCCTCTGTTAATAATTCTTCTTTTAGTAAATCTTCCCACCAATCTTTTGTAAATACGTTTTCTTCAACTTCTTCCTTCTCTTGTTGTTTAATCGTATCCACAGTATCTTTAGCGATTTGTTTTCTTGTATCCCTATCTTGTTTTGTAAACTTCATTAATTCATAACCAACCTCTTGAGCTTTTGTCTTCATGGCTCTAACCCATTTATCATATCCTTTTGTTCCAGTTAGATTTTCTTGGTTATTTGGTGTAACCCCAGTTCCAATACCAGCTGGTAAATAAGATACAGAATTGTGAGGGCCTAATGGCCAACCATCTAACATTTCAAAACTACTTGGTGGTAAATCATCTGCATCATTTTTTATAATATAATTTAATACACTCCAACCAAGTTTTTCTGCTTCTTGATTACCTCTACCTTTATAATGGTCTGAGTTTTTAAACATCAAACTTGGACCTGAATCAACACCTTGAATGGCACCAGCATTTGTTGTATTTGAAGCCTCATCAATTGGATGATATTGGTATTTTTGATTACTATCTAATTTGTTTCTAATTTTTATTAATTTAGCTAAATGTTTTTTTAATTGTTTTTTATCAGGATAACCTCTGTAAATTGATTCAACATATCCTTGTTTATAAGGTTCATCAAAGTCCGAATCTTTTGGAGCTATATATTTTCTATATCCATCTTTGGTTTTAACAACTTTTTCTTCTACACCTTTTTTTAATATTCTAAACTTTAAAGCTGGTCTTCCATTTATCATCAAGTCACCTTTATCATTTATGTCAATGGTTTTTACTACTACTTTTTTGTTTTTAAATCTACCCATTAGAATTGTATCACCAACTTTCACAGGTATGTCAATATCATGTAGTAAATCTCTTTTCTTTTTGTCAAATAATTTTGGATTTTTAGGTTTTGGTTTTGTATTGTCCCACGGGATTATTAACATATCATCTTCAAATAATTTTTTAAATTTATTTGTCATCATTGTAAAAACACCTTTGTCATAATATCCAAA